AGAAGCGTTGACCAAGGCCATCGCTGAGGTTTATGGGGAAGACAGTGTGGCTTCCTACTATGGAAAGACTCCCAATGGGGAAAGGGAGAGAATCTTGGAGGACTTTCAGGACAAGAACAGTCCATTGAGGTTTTTTGTTTCCAACCCGCACACAGGAGGGCGTGGTCTGACGCTTACAGAGGCAAGCTACATGATTTTTTATTGCAACAGTTATGATCTTGAGTTGCGGATTCAAGCAGAAGACAGGATCCATCGTATTGGCCAGGACAAAAGTTGTACTTATATAGATTTGGTCTGCCCTGGGACCATAGATGAGAAGATTTTAGAGGCACTTAAGAAAAAGGTTAGTATTTCAAACAAAGTTTTAGGAGAAGTAAAAAAATGGTTCGAGTAAAAAAGAAAGAGAAGAGAACGGCTCAGCTTAACATTCGCATGACCGAGGAAGAGAAGAAACGATTGGACGTTTTGTCTCATCACAGTTGGCGAAGTTCGAGTGAGTATGTCAGAAGGCTTATCAACCGTGATTGGAACCGGTTAAAGAAAATTGAGGGCGCGGCCAAGGCGAACGAGTGGTTTGATTTGTTCTCTCAGCCCGGTGCCAAGGATGCTTGGGAGGATTTTCTTAAAGACGGCGACGTGGACATGATTAAATTCAAAAAATAGTTTGTTTTTATGGGAGTGTTGTGTATAGTGTATAGACAATAAATGCACAAAAGGCCTGAATGATGCCTATTTGTGCAAGGAGCACCTCCTTCATTGGATAAATGGTAGCTGGGGGGTGCTCCGCTAAGTTTTAATTGCTAAAAAGGAGCAAACCAATGACTGATAAATGCGAAATTGATGAACGAGAACACCACATAAGAATTAAGGTTGGTTGTATGGAGATATATGCGGAAAGCAATGATATGCACGATCTTATTACGGTTTCCCATGCGGAGAACAGTCCTCTTAGGTTTGAGGACCGAAAGATTGTGGACATTGCTAATGGAGAAATATTTGATCTAAGTAAGAATCTTAGCGTCGTGAGCAAGGAATTAATAAAAGACTTAACGAAGGAGAACCACAATGACTGATATTATATTAAAATCACTGGACCCTATCGTTGAAGAAGAGTTTTACAGCAAGGCTCACGAAGACTTTGAACGGTTCTCAAAAACTCTGCATCGTTTAGCGATGCCAACAAGAGAAGAGTGCGAGGCGTTGACAAAACTAGGTAATACGGAGGGTTCTTACCACGAACGCTACGAGAGGGTGTTGACTGCCCAAGAAGAATCTTGGTTGAGAGAGTTTGGTGCGGTTTCTCCTCGGGAGGGTGTGTGATGAGTAAAGCACCTAATGGCGCAAGGGTTATCTACAATCAAAACGGTGGCGGAGTCGTGTATCTTGGTTGGGGAAGAGGAAGAGTTGTTTTCAGTAAGAACGAAGAAACCGGGGAACTGTCTTGGCGTGATCCAAACAACTGCCCTGATCCCGATGTCCAGGACTTATTAATTAACAGAGCGAAGGCTGTTTACAAGGAGAGTAAAAATGATTGAATGGTTCCTTGGGTTGTTTCGGAAAGAAACGGTGGAAGAAAAGATTATTAAAGCGTTGAGAAAAGGAGGTTATCCGCCTTTCCACGACAAAGACAAACGGTTTTTTATGGGGAGAAAAAGATGAGTAATGATTACGTTGACTATGTTATGGAACTGATTTATGAAGACATTGATCGCGAGGATAAGAAGGGTTTGTTGGATAAGGAGATAACCCAGCTTTCGATCGAACACAATCTTCATGCCGATGACGACCGAGACGATATTAAAGTAAGGCTTGCAGAGGAACGGTTCGAGGAGAGTTTTCAATGATTAAAAGGCTATACAAAGCCCTTGTTGAGGCTTCTTTCGCCCTTCTTTCGGTGGCACTGTTGTTGTTTTTGATTGGCGCTAGTTTGGTGCAAGGAAAATGATGCACCCAAACGAGCAACGCTTGAAGGAGTGGTCGGAGTACCTAAAGGAATCGGAAGACTCTGTACTGGTGGCGGACGGCTTTGAAGAGGCCTTCATGGGCGTGGTGTTTGAATGGGGGCCACCTCGAGCGGTTTACAGTTATGAGAAGTGTGTTGAGGTTCTGAGACGAGACATGAATTACGAAGAAGCAGTTGAGCACATGGAGTTTAATGTGGTCGGTTCGTATATGGGTGAGCAAACGCCGCTCTTTTTTCGAGAGAATACTTAGTGGTTGATAAAGAAGATATGGTCAACGAGCCACCGCATTATAAGAAAGGTAAGATGCAAGCGATTGATATTATTGAAGCGGGAATCGGGGACCAAGGGTTTGTTGGTTACCTGGTCGGGAACATTTTTAAGTATCTTTTGCGGTACAGGTTCAAGGGAAAACCAGTGGAGGATTTGAAAAAGGCCCGGTTTTACTTGGATAAATTGATTGCTAAAACATTAGATGAAAAAGAGTCCGTCTAATGTGTGTCTAAGCTAATATGTAAAACCCTATACACCCCTTTTTTATCCAAACATTATATCTTAGATGGATTCCTAGCTTTTTCAGAGAAAAAAACTATAACGAGAAGTCAACAGATTCCGTCTAATGTGGTCTAATTCTTCTGTGAAATAAGCCCTATAGGGTTTTCAATGTTATATGGTCCGTCTAATGTTCATCTAACAATCTAAGGAAAAGCGTTGTTTCGAGACAACAAACAGGGTGTTTCACGCTAAAAGCAAGGTAAAAAAGGTAAGTCAAAACAGTCCGTCTAATGTTTTGGTCTTTAAAAGTATATATAAAACAAGCACTTACAAAAGGGTAAATAAAGGTAAGTTAATTTTTAGTGTGTTTTTGGTGTTTTTAGTGTACTTTTACAACTATGACAAAAGGTGTATCTAACAACCCATCAGGGAAAAAATGGCTTACCGATAATCAAAAGAGGTTTGCCAGGGAACTCGTTTACAATGATGGAACAAAAACAAAATCCGAGTGTGCCGTTTCAGCGGGCTATGCAAAAGGAAGTGCGGGAGTAAAAGCGGCTGAACTTACTAACCCAAGAAAATACCCACTTGTTGTCAGGTACATACAAGAACTCGAAAAAGAGGTTCAGTCTAAATATGATGTGACTTTTGGCAGACATATAAGGAAACTTGCAGAAATAAGAGACCTTGCATTAGAGAAAAACAACCTCACCGCTGCTGTCTCCGCTGAAGTGCAACGTGGGCGTGCGGCCGGAATATATGTAGAACGAAAAGAAATCAGAACTGGGACGCTTGAGGCCCTGTCAGAAAAACAACTTAGGGAAAAAATAGATGGCCTGCTTGCTGACTATAAACCTTTGATAGAAGCCGAAGAAGCTGTTTTTGAGGAAACAATATAAACTATCTTTTCCAAGACCACTCCTCTGTATCAGTCTTTTGCCAACCTCTGTTAAGTAGTTCATTAGAAACCGAATAAACCAAGCGCATAGATGAATGGTTTTTATTTTTTAAACTTTCAAAAACCCGCAATAGTTCAACATCAGTTAGTTCTATTGGGTTAAAGAAATCGTTTAGGTGGTTCACTTATCCTGCAAGGCCTTCATGTTTTGTGGTTCTTCAATGTCGTACTCATACCAAGTGAAAGAAACACCAAGAGAGTCCTCTAACTTGTTGGCGATTCTTGGCTGACTGTCTGATGGGCAATCTATACAAAGCCTATAAGAACCAAAACTTGTTTTCTCTACCGCTTCCATCACCCTTAGAAAAGGAAGAAGGTCGTGCATTTGGTTTTCATTGATGGCTGTTATTAATGTTGTTGCCTGTTTTACATCCAACCAGGCTTTTCTTCTAAGTCTTTTCATTTAACCGCTCCTGCTCTGCGTACTTTTCGTATACGAAACCATAGTTTTTTCTAAAATAACTGAAAAGATTTTTGTACTCTTTTTGCCCGTGTTCGCGCCTTTCCTTACAGTTTGAATCATATAACATTCTTACAAACAGCTTGAACCTATGGTTTTTCAAGACATTAGGTGGACGGAAGTCTATTATCTTTCCGCCCTTTGTTTTGAATGATTTTTCCCACTCGTTCTTTCGCCATACTTTTGTCATTTCTTGTTCCTCCGTTGTAAATGATCGCTCAAATAACTCCATTTGTCCACTAACTGCTTGTTTTCGCTCATGTATTGTCATCATTCACCCCCTAAAACATCTTGATAGGCTTGTTTATCATCTTCAAACATATCAATGGTTCTCTCAACTGCTGATAATATGGGAGTTTCTTCATCAAACTCTCCTATATCTTCCTCTGCTAATTGAGACTCTATGTAGTTAAAAATTATTTCTAGGTTTTTTCTATTCAGTATCATCAAGGTTCTCCTTATTTAATAAAGTTATACATTTCAATATGCCTTTTATGTCTAGGTTTTCTCTTAGTAAGTCCACACCATGTTTTGTTTCATAT